CGCTTGAAGAAATGTTAACGGAAGCTCCAGAGCCAGAACCTGTAGCTACCGAGCCAACTAATTCTTCATTCATGTTCGACCTTTAGTTGTAATAAATGCTTTCTCGACTTGACCCACACCTTGAACTTGGATCTTCAAAAAGTGGAGGACATCTGCTGTTACTACAGAGAAAACAAGCTTTGTTTCTCCGACAGCATTTAGAAATTCGTACTCTTGGTATTCTAATCCAACGACAGTACTTGTCGGGCTTTGGATTGGTAAATTATAAAAATCATTTGAATCTTTTGCGTATGTTGCTTGAACTCGAATTTTGAATCCAGCAGCCGCTGTTAAATGAAGCCAGATACCGATACTTGTGGTATCTTGTACGTTGATAACGAATTGAGATGGAAGATCTTGCCATGCTCCTGTGAGGACCAATGGTGCGGGGTTCTTATCATACGGAAGAATCTGTATTTGCTTTGTTCTACTTGGATTAATCAGTTCCATAAGACCTCAAAAAATAGGGGATGCTTTCGCAACCCCCATTATTACTAATTTTAGTTTCTATTAGTAGCTGATTGAGTGGATCGCCATACAAGTCGCTGGCTTTCTAAACTCTTGCTCTCCGAACAAACAAATGTCGCAGATCAATTTGAAACCAGATGTAGAACGTACACGAGTGTACTCTAAACCTTCTGGAGACTTCTTCTTTTGGAAGAAACCATTTGTACGGAAAGTCATTGCTGACATATCCAAGAAGTAGATAACGTCGTCGTCCATCTCTTGAATACCGACTAATGTAAATGAACCTTTAACACCGATGATCTCGATTTCAGTCCAACCGTACTTAGAAACTTTTGGAGTCTTAGTCATCACGCGGTGAATAGACTGACCAGTTCCGTTCGGCTGTAAACCGTTCTCGATTGCCTTCATGATTGTGCCCATGTTTTTGTAAGACATAACACACTTAGAAGGATTAGCTGCTTTTGCTTTAGACTTTAATGTAGTCCAAGCATTGAACAACTCATCAACGATATTTGTTGCTGTCATACCTGCACCATTGTAGCGAAGAGCTTGCAATGCTGGGTATGCTGCTTTTGTCTGACCATGTAATGTATCAGAACCACCTAATGATAAAGGTAACAACGCTTGACGAACAGTTAAGAAACCATTTGTTGGGACGTTGGCTACCAAGATACCATCGTGGTAAGCTTTAAATGAAGTTGTTACACCAGCTGCTGCTAAGTCAACAAATGCACCACCGCGAGTAGATGAGAATGTAACTAAGTTACCATTAACATCAATAGCGATTACATAAGCTGTAACAGTCGTTACACCATTTGAGAATTGAACTTTTTGTTGAATTTCAAAACGGTCGATTTTTGTAACTTCTAAAACACCAGTAGCTGCTGAAGCAACACTTGTGATAGATGCGAAATGAGGACCAGAAAGTAAGTTGATTGAAACCAACATTTTCATGTTGTTCATGAAATCTTCTAACTGATCTGGTAAGATGCGCAAGAATGATTGCTCATTCACACGACCATCGTGCTGCATGATATCTGTTTCGTTGAAAACCATAGAGCCCCAAATTTCTTTGTACCCTGAGATTTTTCCACGAACATAGTCATACTCACCGATATCAGCTTCAGAAGTTAAGCTTCCGAACTTGATAGACGATGCTGCATTACCACGGAATGGAACGATAATATCGCCACCTTTCCAGTTGTTATCTTTTTCTACGTTAGACAAGTAGAAATCACGCTCAATTAACTCATCTTTGAAGATTGAGTTTGGCGTGTACTCATTTAACATATCTTGAAATGATCTTGCTGTAGCCATGTTTAAATTTTCCTTGGCCTATTTTGGCCTTTTAATTTTGTTGTTGTGATAGTTTTCTAATGTCGTCGATTGACCGAATCTTCGATTTAACTGGAGCTACTGAACCAGAACCTGTTTTTGGTAGGGTTTGTGGTCTCTGACTAACTTGTGTTCCGGCTGGAGCTGTAGTCTGAGGTGCTGACTGGCTTGTCGCTAACCCAAAAGTTCTGATGAATGATTCTACCGCTTGGTCTACAGATAGATCTTGCTTGGTCATAGCAAAGTGATTCTGAGCGTGGGCGATAACAGCTTTTTCAAATGCGTCCGGCTGTCCTGCGCGGGCATTGAAGCTCTGTGCGATAGGCTGAATATGCGGAGCAGAGGCAGTTGTTTGAAGCTGGTGAACAGTGGCTTGCAGTTCAGTCTGAGCTTGTTGAGCTTTGTAGTTATCCAACTCTTGTTGAGTTTGATAGTACTTCATGCTCTGCTGTCTTTGCTGATCTACCTGCTGACGCTTTTCTGGCGGCAACTGATGATATTCTAGTCTCTCCATAGCGTATTTAACAACCATTTCATCTGTCAAGCCAAAAGCTGAACAAAATCCACCGATGTCATTATTTTCTAAAAGTTTAGCGATAACGTCTAGGTCTTTCTTAATTGGCTCGTACTCTTTTCTCATAGTATCAAGCTCAGCTTTTGTAGCTTCGTGTTTTGGTTTAACAAAATCTAGACCAAAGGCTTTTTCAAAAATCTCACGAACTTGTTTTTCAGAATCTGCATCTTTAATTAAAGCTCTGAACTGCTCTGGGATTTCAAGTTCTTTACCCATTACACTCAGCTTATAATTAGCTTGATATGAGGCTGCATCGGCTGCATCTGTCGTTTGATTTGCACCAGTTGTATCTTCTACTGGAGTCGCTGGCTTCGTATCGGGGATAATCTCCGATGAAGTAGTTTCTAGGTTCGGCGTAGCGTCCCCTTGACTATCTGCCTCTGTAAAAGTTTCTCCGCCCATTGTTTCGATATTGTTTTCTTCTGACACTTATTTCTCTCTTTCCGCGACTTTCTGGTCGCATTTGTTTTAAAATATTTACTTGTTGATCGCACCTAAGAACCGCTGCATATAAGGAGGAAGTGTTCCCTGCTCCTGAGAAGGTTGCTGTGGCTGTGATGCTTTCATACTTCGTGCTACGTCAGAGACAACGGCTTGCTGTTGCTGCTGGAGAACATCCATCGTCATACCTTGCTTCTGCACTCGGTCCCAAATCCAAATCAATGTTGAGTTCGGAAGTGCAAGACGCTCTTGTTTCAATGGATCTTTCTTACTCGGAACCCAGAAATCTGTTCGTACAAGTGGACCATCTGTTGGGATCATATCCGCATTTAATGCCGCTTGTTCTTGAACTGCTTGCTGTAGAATTTGCTGATACTGCTGCATTGTCTGTTCATACATTTGCTGTATCTTCGGATCTAAATACTGAAAGTCAGCTTGGCCCATACGATTGCTAAGACGCTGTAGAATATATTCTACTTGCGGGTATCTGTACTTGCTCATCACTGGAGTCTGTCCACGATCTAAAGCAAGAATGTCGTTCGTCGCATTATCATACGCCATTGTGTAATCAGAGAATAATTGTTCTTTGTTTAAGTAAGGATCTAGGCGGATAAATTTACCAATATCTTCTTTCGTCATATTCGCACCAGCGTACTGAATGTAACGATCCATTGATAGCTTGCGACCGATGCGGGATTCCATATCGTCAGAAGCTTCTTCCAGAGTGATCTGATATCCAAGAGCTTGAGAGTTCTTGTACTCAGGGACGTTGATCTGTTCGTGCTTTCCGATAGCTTGAATTAATTCATCTTCCTCGATGTAATGGCGAGTGAGTTCCAAGCAAACCTCTGTTACTTCCACTAAGAAACGCTCGAAGCGTTCGATGTGAGTAGCAAAGCGTGTTCTCCACTTACTTAACGTCATCAAAAGCGCATATGGATCGACTTGTCCTGTGATAGAAGCCTGTTCCGCATCTTCGGGGACCATTGCGTTCTGATAATACTCAGAAATGGTCGAAGAAAGCACGTTTAAGTACTGTTCACCCGTTCTACCAGCTACCACAGAAACATTGCCCCCAGTGGCTGATAAGGCCCTAATTCCGGGGTAATTACCACCGTGAGATAGCTTTCCACCGTTCTGAATGATGACTTTATCGTCTCCAAGGGTCACTTGGTGCTCTGCCATCTTCGATGACATACGATTAATCTCAACTTGGTACGGTTTCCACTGTTTAACTGGTGAATTGTAACGTGGATGCGTGGGAATAGCGTCAAAACCTGCGAATCTAAGTGGAAACACACCCGCTGGAAGTTCTCCCTCATCTAAAATTGTAGCATTAATGTATTTATAGAAATATCCCTTCGGATATTTAGGACTTGGGCGATAATAAACCTCTTTTACAAGTATTTGACCCTTTGTAGTCGAATATTCAGACGTATTTACATCAAAAACGAGGAAGGCTTGCTGAGAATCTTCTTTAATCTTCTCTTTTAGCTTCGGGTGCATCTCTTGAAGCTCTTCGATGTCCTCCATGTAGCGGATTCCGAGCCAAGGAGCCTTTTTTACATCCTGACAGTTCTTTGGTCTAAAAACATTGAAGCCAAATATTCGTTTTGCATCTATTCCACCTGAGAAATAGTTGTTTGTGCGATCAGTTGGACGCTCTTCTACTGATCCATCCTCTAAAGTAACCGTTTCCATAATCGGTTCTTGTTTTTTAAGGTATCCTTTGTCCCAATCCCATGCGATTCGGACCCATACTTCACCAATACCTACATAATCCTCTGCGAACTGGGTGCGGAGTTCGGGGAACTCGATTTGTTTCTTAGTAAACGCCCAAACTGCTGAGTGCATCTCTGCGGCTTTCTGGTCTTGGGGTTCTTTTTCATTGTTTGCTTTGATCTTGGTTCCGGGGGCGGCTGAGACAAGTCGGTTTACATATCCTTTAAAGATTTTATTCGTATGATTCTTCATAATACGAATTTTCTGCTCTTCATTAATTGAAGAGTTATCTCTCAAAGACTGGAGAGCTTTCCAGTTTCGTTTGATATAGTGATCTCCAGAGATAAGCAAAAGGTTGGAACGCATCTCTGCGTACAAACTCTTATCAGCTGTCTCACCTTCAGTGTACATCTTATTTAGGTCTTGTAACATTTTATCCGACATTTAGTATCCCCTACGAATCAGCGTTCGCTAAGTGTTCCTCAAAAGCTTCTGGGTTCATAATCTGAAGCTCATCCAGTTCAATAGCCTGACGCTGCTTTTCCATGTACTCTTCCACTTTTTTCACAACCTTTGGATCAACAGGAATAGCTGGCTCTGTTTTTTCCACAGGCTCTCTGAACTCTATCTTAACTAGATCCGTTCCTATTTCAAGCGTTTTTAAATTGTACTTGGACCCATACTTTAAATATTTTTCTATCGTTCTAGCATCCATGATAATCACTCCATTCTGATAACTCGTTAAGAACTGGGTCGTCATCTCTTTCCCCACCCACTTGCTGGGAAACGTGACCAATGTCTCGGTGTCCTTCATCTTTTTTCTTAATTATTTCTTTAATCTGGTTATGCGTGGCCTCTTTGGTAATCTCAGTAAACTCAAAAGGGATCGGCATCACGCAATATCTAGCGCAGTCCGCGGCATCATCTCCAGCAATGCTGTCAACACCTAAGTTACTCCACTCGTTGGCAAGTTTCTCTAATTCGTAGTCACCGACGTCATCCACCACAAGCATCCCAAAACGAAACAAAGTGTTAAGAACCTCGTCTCCTTTGGTTCGATCCTTGATCGCCTTGCTGAATGGCTCATTGTTACTCGTTGCAATAGTTCCGAAGTCACTACTCCCCCAATCGTATGAAGCCACCAATACACTAAGCCCTTGCTTTAATTCCATGTACTTGTTGAATACATCCCCCGCAGTCGTCTTAAGTCCATCTCCACGCCAGCCTCTGAACACTCGGCCAAACCGGAAGTCAGGACGAACTGCTATAAAATATATAGCAGAAGGGGCCCCGTTAGGACCGCCAGACCCAATATCAACTCCACCAAACACATACCAGTCCTTGGGTGGGTGAATCTTCCACTCCTCAGGTAAAGGCTGTCTGAAGTTTTTTCTTTTATCAAAAACATATCTCCTCCCATCAGATCGTACAAAGCGACCCATCACTCGGCGTTCAACCTCGTTCTGATCCGCACACGCTTCAATCGTTTCTCTAATTCTTTCATCTGTCCATTTAGACGGAGTCCCATCTAAATACTTCTGACACATATACAGAGAGATCGAGCGTTTCCAAGCCCCTTTAAATCTCTCAAATGGAGTACCTATCTCTTCCATCGCCTCACGCCAGAACTCTTGCGAACGGGTCGCTGTGAACACCATGTGAAAATATCCATTCGTAGAGTTCAAACGGAAGTATAATTCAGAATATAAATTGAACGGTAATTCCTCATCACAAAAGATCGCATGAACTGTAGACCCTTGTAGGGAGTGTACGTCTTGCGAGTAAAACTTAAAGTAAATTGTAGCTCCACTTTTGAAGTTAATGCACACAATCTTCTTCCGCGTGTCATACTCTTCTGACCACCCATAGACGGGGTCATCCTTCATAGCTCCACGAGGCATAAACTCGGGGACCCACTTGTCCTTAAACTCAGTGGTAGCGAAGGTCGCATCGGGGTACAGATACCAGATGACGGGACCGCGTTTCTGGGTCCAATCCTCAGTAGGCCAAAGCTCGGGCCACAACTCTTTCTCAGTCGCCCACTTCACCGCTTTTCTTATTTGCGTCGATGATTTAGAAACCTGATTGGCGGCAGTCAATAACGTCACTTTGTGACGGGACTGTACAAAGTCCCACGCCCACGAGTACCACTTCTGCCCGTACAAATGCGGTAAGAGCTTCCGCTTCTCTAGCTCTTCAAGCTTTGCAAGCTTGAGTGCCTTTAGCTCCGCTTCATTCACCCGTTGACCCCTTGTCAATGGCGAGTGGGACCTCTCCCCGCTCTAGCTGTTGGATCTTAAGGTCTAACTCTTCCAGAGTTAGGGTGTCCTTACTGCGAAACAGTTTCTTGGCTTCCTCTACCGTAGAGTTCACTTGGAAAGTCTTCGATTCCACGCGCTCTAGGTAGCCACCTTTCGACCGTAGGTCGATCATCTTCGCAACTTGTATGACGAGGTTTGCAGCCTTCGTGTCTATTTGGCCATTCGGAGTTACGAGGGGAAATTCAAGGATCGCTTGCAGCTTCTGGTACGCCTTATCTAACAGGGCCTCGATTCGGGTGTCGTAATCCATAGGGGGACACCCGCACCAAGCCACCATGTACTTTTGCCCGAACACCTGCTCTACATACCTAACGGGAGCAATACCTGTGGCAATCTCCGAGAGCTGAATCCTGCCAAGATCCTTGGTCGCGGTGCGAACCTTCACCAGAGCCCAGATCCTCGTGCGGATCGCCTCCATCTGGGGCGTGGGCGAAAGCAAAGTGCGGATCGTCGTCTCCGACTGCTGCACTACTTCTTCTTCAAGAAGTCTGTATCTCTCTTCTAATTCTTGAGGGAATAACTCAAGGATTGAATCCATGTATGTTGGGATTGTGGGGCGATCTTGCTCTAATTCAGAAGGGGTAACGTCTCTCATTAGGCTTATTGTGCGGGGAAAAGGTTGTAGTTTGCAAGCTAAAAACGAAAAAACCCAGAGGGTTTCTCTGGGTGGTCTTCGTAGCCCAGAGCTACCGCAAGACATTGTGTTTAACCTTATAGGCCTCACATATATAGGATGGGGGTGTTTGGGTCGGGGTGCAAGTATATTATTTAACCCAAGACCACTTTTCTCGTTTACCTATTCTTTCAACATGAGATTTACAAATACCAAACTTTTCAGCAAGTTTTGATAAGCTCATAGCTTTGTTATCATATAAACTACGAAGTTCTCTTACTTTGTCTTCATCTAACTTAGCCTTAAACCCTTTGTTTCCCGCACCCCTATTTAATAGTCCGCCCTTTTTATTATTCTCTTCTGGAGTCAAAAGCTGTAGGTTTTCTATTGAATTGTTTAGCTTATTATTGTCTATGTGGTCTATTTCAAAGCCCTCTGGTACTGGACCTTTAAAATACACCCAGATAATTTGGTGTATTATAAATGTCCACTTTTTTCCATAGATATCTAAATTTAGATATTTATATCCATGTTTATTTACTCCTACTTTTCTGTACTTGTTAGTAATTAAAGAATAGACATCCCCATTCTCTTTAACTATGTATCTTGGCTTTTCAGTTAAGTATTCGTAAAGCAGTTTGCTTTTCATGTGGTTCATTGTACCCCTAGCTACTTATAAAGTATGTAGGTGCGGGGGTCAAGTATTTTGGTTGGCGGTGCGGGGCGCGGGATTTTTGGGGAATACGATAGTATATTTAACACAGAGGTCTACCCCGTACCCCCTCGGGTCACGCTCCGCACATATAGACCCGTTGACCTCGGACCCCGCGCACAGTACCCTTATCCAGTACAGCTAGAACCCCGCAACGCTGCCCGCTTAATCTTAAGCCGAGCAATTCAAAATAGCTTAACCGAGACAAGACTCAATCCAATGATGTC